CCTACTGGATAGATTCTACCGTTACGGTTTTTAATATCCGCTTGCATAAAGATACCTTTTATCTTGTAGTCTTTCTTCCCGTTTCTTTCTTCGGTTAAGACTTCGATATTCTCTATTGTTTCTGTTATTAGTTTCATCTCTCCACCTTTGTTATCTTATCTCTAAAATTATTGTGTAGTTATCACCTGCAACAAAACCTTTTGTTGATAGCAATATATCACCTGCAGGCGATGTGTTTGCTGTCAATGTTGCATTGTTAGGTATACTATTTCCTGCCGTATGGTAATCGTGGAAACCACGACCAGAAAAAAATCCTATCGTTGCATTTGCAGCGTTATCACCACTGCCAGCAAATAGTAATTCTACTCCTGATTTACCATTAGTAGTATTTACTGACCAATATATTTTTGCGAGAACCCTATTTGCATCCTCTGTCATAAAATTTAATTCACTAGCATCCATCTTAGTCACTAGTGTTTCACCTGATCCGTCAGATATGTTAGTGAATTTCATTACTGTTTTTGTACCAGCAGTATCCACTATCGTTTGACTTGTTACCACATCAGCCATTAATTGTTTCTCCTAAATTCAGTTATCAACAAATAACTTTCTATATTTGAGTCAGTTGTCAATAATATTTGTTTATCGTCACCAAACTTTAACTGGTCAGGTCTTAAACCATACTTGCCACGACCAGTAAAAGTTAAATTTTTTTCTTCACTTGTGGCACTAATCGTTAATGTTCCAGTGCCCTTGATTTGATAATAACACTCTATCAAGCTTATTTTACTCTCGTTATTACCACTCTCTAACTTTTCACCGTCAGCTATTATCTGTTCCTCTTCACCACCGATACCTTTTGATTGAACAATATACTTTTCAGTAGTGTTCACAATACTGGTATTGGTTATAGCCATAACAAATTACGCTGTAAAGTTTTCGTCTTTTCTTAATTCTATTATAACACTACCAGAAGTACCAAAAGCACTTAATTCTAAGTCACCTGAGGTTGCTGTTGTGTTGGTTGCATTGTTAGTAATCTTACCAGCAGTACCATCATAATGTCCTGTGCCTGCAAGTTGAATTGCTGTTGTATCAGATGATGCACCTTTAAACTGTATTTGTACATGACCTGTATTGTCATCAGCAGTACCTTGTACTAACTGCCACCATATTCTAGTGATATCTAGTTTTGCACCATTAGCGTGTCCTGCTAAACCACTTGCGTCAAGTATATTAGAGTTAGCAGTAGTATTATCGTCCATGTTTACCAGAACAGTAACCTTACCACCTTGTGCACCGCCACTAGATTCTAATGCTGTATCTTTTAGTGTTCTTGTTGCAATTGCCATTTCTTATTTCCTTTAACTTAATATTTCATTGTCAATATAGTCTTCTATTCTTGACACCTTAACATTTCTTTTTCTCGCCACCTGTTTTATTATACCATCAATCTTACTAATTATATCACCTTTAGTTTTACCTATCATAGCATAGATATCTTTTACTGCCATCTTTTCAGCTGGCGATAATTTTTTAAACTCAGCAGTCTCTTTTGGAGTGTCTGCTTTTTGTTCAGCGAGTTTAGTCTTGAACTGCTGGAACATCATCTGCATTTTCTTCTCCGCCTTGATCTACCTCAACAGCAGGTGCCTCTGGTGTTTCTGCGTTATCAGCAGTCAATACAGCCGCATCTTTTGTCGCCTGCATCTCGTCACCAGCATTTAACCAATCTGTTGCTACCGACTGTCTTTTATCGTCAAGTGCTTGTCCTATTTTATCAGACAATGCATTTTTAAATGAGTCTTGAGCTGCCACATTGTCACCATCTACAAGTGAATCAATCATACTTTTTACATTTTCATTTGCCATAATTATTCATCTCCTATATTTATACCAGTATCTTGCGTATCTGAATCCATATCTTGTCCTTCGGGAGCCGCAATGATACCTTGTTTGATCTCTTTAGCGATCTGATTATCAATTTCTATTATATCTTCGTCACTTTGTCTTAATACTTTTTTTCTTACATATTCAACTGAATAATATTTACCTACATATTGACTGACTTCTTGAGCGAGACTCAATCTTTCTCTTAAAATTTCTGCCTCTTTTAACTCTGCAAAGTATCCATCTTTTAAGTAATCATATTGAATATGTGATCCTATCTTTGCCCAATCTTCAATAGTTATGATACCTTTTAAAACTAATTGTGTTTTAAGTATATCAGCAAAGACTTGTGTAAATCTTTTTCTTAGTCTCTGAACAAACTTAGTAAATTTTAATTCATCTCTACTAATCTCAGCAGCTTTACCTAGATTGAAACCAGACTCTGATTCCATTCTTGATATCGGCACGTTCAATGACTTATATAATTTCTTTTGAAAGTATTGAACATCTGATATCTCGCCAAGATTTTGTCCACCTGGTAGAGTAGTAACCTCTGTGCCTTTTGCACCCTCTCTACGAGGTAACCAAAAGTCTTCGAGCATTGACATATGTTTTCTGTCATCTCTAATCTCACCAGTAGATGCATCATAAACAAGTTTGTTTCTGTATCTTGCCATTACGTCTCTTAAATAAGACTCTGCTTTTATTTTTGGCAAGTTACCTACGTCAACATAGAACACTCGTCTTTCAGGTGCTCTAACTATTCTGTATATGACAACAGCGTCCTCAATCATTCTCAATTGATTGACAGGTTTGATTGCTTTATGCAAGTGACCCATGACCATATTTCTTGTTTGGTCAATTACGCCAGATGTCACAAAAGTTATTGAGTCGGTTGCAATCTTAACACCTACGTTAGATGTACCAGATGTCATTCCTTTTTCATTATATACAAACCACTCTGCTGTTTGTTCTACAACCTCAATGCCTTTACTTTTGACATCTCTTTTCTTTTTGATCTCACGAACCTTTTTCATTTTTCGTGGATCAATAAATCTTAATTCTGTAATTCCTTTTCTAGGACTAGACGGATCTATTACTTTATGAAAATAGATACGGCCATCGATATACCATCTTTTAAATATATCGTGTCCTTTTTCTTCAAAGTTTAACAAACGTAATACTTCGTCAAACTCATCTCTAATTTTTTCTTTAATTTTATCTGAAACAGCAAGTTTATCTAAAGATATTGAAACAGCAACATCTCTTTCATTAGATACGATAACCTCGTTGATAATATCTTCGATTGCCATGTCACATTCAGGATGTTGACTGACTTCTCTGTATCTTCTTATGAGGTCATAGTCATTCTTTGCTGTGACCTCCATATCCAAGTATTGGCCAAAGTAACCACCAGCAGATATAGTTGTGACACCATCATCTGGAGAAGGTATAGTAAAAGCCTGTTTGGCTTCTGCTGGCTTCTCCAGATTGTTATCTTTTCTCGTTATTTCAAATCCAAGTAGTTGTACCATATTATAATCTTCCTTTTTGAATTAACTTATTTTTATGTAGTAGTATCTGTTTCAAAGTATTGGAACTGGAATGTAACCCCAAACTCCTCGATAGTATCATTAGTAGAATAGTTTAATGGTATACTATCTAAAGCAATTGGGAACAATCCTCTGTAAGTGTATGATTTTAAGGTATTACCATTTCTATCTAAATGATCTATGAAACCATCAACTTGGTAATCAGCAGGATTTGCGATACCCTCGTTGTCAGTCATATTGTTAATACCATTCATCCATCTTTCAAATGCTCTATACAATTTAAAGTCAGTATCATTTAAAACTGTAATCGACCAAGGTTCGAAAGTTCTATCCCCAGCGATATTTAATACCCTTCCTCTAAACGGAATAGGAACATTACCTACTGTTTGTCCAGGTACAGCAGTTGCTCTACACAAGAAAGCTAGATCAGATGTTTCACCACCCACTTGAGCATAACCAGGAAAAGGTAAAGTTACCTTGAACTGGTTAGCACGAGCTCCGCCGCCTCTTAAACGAGATTTAAATTCATTAATATTTGGCATGATTTTATTCCTCCCTATTAAGCGCCAGCGACTTCAGAAAAGGCAACGCCTGATCTTGTAGCCACAAAGTTAAGTTGTATGAAGTTAATAGAACGATTAGGTTTGACAAATATGTCAGCTCTAAATTCGTTTCTGTCTATAACGTCAGATGTGTTGTTTGTATCATCACACACTACTGAAAAGTCTGTGACACCTCTTCTACCTTGTACATCTCTTAGGAAAGGTTCTATCAAGTTTCTAAATTGTGCTCTTGTAAATTCATCATTAAATTCAAAGAGTTGGAATTTAGCTGCGATAGATATAGTCTTCTCTAAAGTGATAAACAATCTTCTTACGTTGATTCTATCAAATGCACTTGGTTTAGCCTGAGCAGTTTTGTCACCAAATAATACAGTTCCCTGACCTGGGAAAGATACTACTGGATTAATTCTTGCTTTGTACAACTCATCTCTTTGAGATTGATTTGGATTGAAAGCAAGTTTTACTGCACCTCTAATTTGACCTCTGCTGTATCCAGCAGGTGAGAAGTGTGAGTCAGCAATGTTATCAGTTCTAGCACATAGTCCAGCTGTGTCACCGTTTAACGGTACAAATCTGTAAACGTCATTGTATCTGTCGTACATGTATTTGTATCCACTATCGATTACAGC